AAGACCACCAGGTAATAAAGCACCAAGTGCAGCAGCTGATGCTTTTGCAACAGCTTTAGTAAAGTTAGCAATTCTTCTAACTAGACCCTTAAATCCATCAGCTAATTTTTGTAATGCTTCTCCTGGATTTGAGAAAAGTTCACCAACAAAACTAATAATTGTTTGAAAGAATCCATTTACTTTTTCAAATATTCCACCTACAATATCAATAAAGCTAAATGATTGTAATGCTTCAGATAGTGCATCAAGGCCTAACTTATCTAGTAACCATGCAACACCACCTTTTAATAAATCTAATGGATACGCAACTAAACCAGTAAGTAATCCTTTCAGACCACCTAATGCACCAGCAACTAATTTTTGAAAGAAGTTACCTTCCTCACTTGTAAATCCTTCAATTGCACCTTTAACAGTATCAAATACAGAAAGTACAATAGTAAGTGGTAAGAACAATCGTCCTATGGTTCTACCAATAGCACTAAAGACTTTAAATACATTACCAAAAAGAGTACCCAAACTTTTAAGTGTTTTTCCTATTGCACCAGTTCCTTTGGTTACACCAGTAATTGATTTTGTAATACCACCAAATGCTGCTTTAATACTATTAAATGCATCACCTATTAGTTTAATTGGTTTTGTAAAGAAGGATAATCCTTTCTGTACCATAGTTACAAAACCTCCTACGGTTTTTCCTATTGTACCAAAAAATCCTAATTTACCAAATTGTCCTGTTACAGTTCTAAATGTTTTAAGTCCATTAAAACCTGCAGCAAATGCTAATCGTGCGTTTTTAATACCATTAGTGAGTGGTTTAAAGAATGCTTGAATAGATTTTTGAATACCTTTGAATGTATCCGATATACTTTTACCAGCAGAAGCGAATCTGTTTCTAAATGCATCAGATATTAATTTAAATCCAACATCAAGTTTTAAAAATTTACCTATACTCTTAACGCCATTCTTAATAATTCGGCCATATGCTTTAAATATATCAGCAACACCAAGTATTAGGCCTGCAGCTAAACCAGTTATTGCAACTGAAAGTCCACCAATAAGACCGACTCCTATAGCTCCTACACCTTCTAATTGAAGATCTTTACTATCTTGTTTTGGCTCTGTATTATCTGCTATTTCGCCGAGTAATTCTAGTGTCTTTTTAGCTGTTTCATTAGCTTCTTTTTGAGCTTCAAGGTCATCGAATTTATTACCTTGAAGTGTTGAGATAAGATCCATTATGGCTTCTTTTTGATCAGAGCCTAAGTCAATAGTTTGTTCTCTTAGTTTTTCCTGTAACTGTTGACTATATATTGCAGTATCCTTTACAGCTTTTGTTTGTTCATTCTGAAGCTGTAATTGCTCCACCATGTTTTCAAACATTTTAGTAGTTGAATCACCGCCAAGTGGTTTCTTATCTTCTGCCATACCTTATCCTATTTGCCTCCGAAAGCTCTTCCAGCTTCACTAATACCAAATGCACCAAGTGTGACAACCACAAAAGATGTATAAATTGTATCAGAGATAACCAAGTCTTGACCCATAAATGCAGTGATTAGATCACATACACCAAAGACTGTCATGAGAAAGAATGATATAAAACCAATGATTGCTTTTTCGTTTACATCATTGTCATCTAAAAAGATGTCCATGAATTTTCTTTGTGGAGGTGCAAGTCTTTTCTTCGCTTCGGCTGCTTCTAATTGCATATCCTTAATAGTATCTTCAGCTTGATCAAGTTTATCAATCAAAGCCATATACTTATCAAGGTCTATTTCGACTTCATTTCTATCGTTATCAACATTATCAGCCATTATCTTCTCCTATTTTCTTGTTTAATACGTTCATTTTCTTCTTTAATGTACTCCTGTAAGAGAGTTACATATATCTCCCTCTCCCACGGTACCATATTTTCCAATTCAGTTAAACTGTATTGGTGGTGTTGCATCATAGCGAAGTTAGTTTTATAAAAGTTAACTAAGCTATCGTGCGAGAGGCTTATGTAAAAAAACTTTGTAAGCCTCTTAATTCTGTGTGATTATGTTCTTTACAACTCACACAATCAAATTCTAAATCATATGTTATTGCTGGCATTGTTTCAAAGAAAGCAACTAGTTTTTGAAACTGTTCACTATTTAAACTTTCTAAAAACTCTTGTAAATTTTTAGAAGTTTCATTCTTTGCATCATGTACACTATCTTCATCAAATATAGTATCAATACACGATTGAATCATTTTAAATGCACCGTCTACATTTTCGACATCATCACCAATTTTTTGTATCGCATCAAATGATGGATATTTCAATGTCACTCCAATGGTATCAGTAAGTAATACAGTTCGTGTATCTTCCTGAACTACTGGTACATTAATTGATTCTAAATCAACATGTACATCATTTAATGTTTCGCATTTTTCGCATTTAACATTAAGATCAATTTTTTCTCCAACGGATTTTGATCTCAGAGCTAAAAATAAGCTTTCAATATCAAATAATGCCAATTCATCTACATTGATGTCATCAAATACACATGAATTAATAACATCTTTTACGGCTCTCATGATCTGTTTCTGATCATTCGATTCCATTGCTAGCATTAATACCTTTTCCTCTTTTACAAGATATGGTCTATATGTAATAGACTTTCCTGTAGAAGGAATCACTGTATCATACCTAGCACTATTCAGCTGTGGTAAAGCCATTATATTCTCCTATAATATTATCCAAAAACAGAAAGTGCACTTTGTATTGCGCTTCCTGTACTACTTAACGGACCTTCCGGTACGTATTTATCATAACTAAATGACACTTGCAATTTTTGGACACTGTTTTCAGCAGTATTGTCCAATGCTATATCCGCAACAGTTGTTGGGAAAGCATTCTCAAGTTTTACACCATATATTGGTATATTCTTTTCATCTAGCTGTTGTATTATGACATCAGTTACTATATCTTTTTTATAAGCTACGGAATACTGATCCATATCTACAATACTACCAACCCATGAATCAAACATTGTTTTAATGTAATAATCATTGGTTAATAAAAAATTTAAAGTTACATCATCGTGTAACTCACCATAAGGTATTTTAATTGTTTGTTTTTCTGCCTGGTAATCAAGAGTACTAATTTGTCTTCCAGGTATTGCAACTGATTCACAGAGTATTGTTATATCTCGTGGATCGTTGATTAAATTACGAGCTGAAAAATTACCTGATATTGCAGAGCTAATAATCGTCTCAGGATTTAAGTTTAATAGCGATGCAGAAGGTGGTGTAAAGAATACATTAAATCTATTGGTCTTAGCCAAGCCACCCTTTTTACTAATAGTTGCTTTTAAATTTTCTATGCTCATTAACTTCTCGCAATTTTAAGACTTTCATTCCATATTGAAGCCTTACTCTTTTTCTTAAATTGTTCAATAGGTAAAAAGATTGCAATTTCCCAATCCGTCATAGGTACTCTACTAAATTGAGATGCAACATGTTTACCTAAATAATGTTTAAAACAAGGTCTAAATTCTTTATATTTTCTTGTTCCTCGTAATAAATCATATCTTAATTTTGTCAATCTTGTATTTTCTTTTACATTATTAGGAGCTAAAGACATTAATTCATCTAAAAATCTAGCTCTTACACCATAATTTAAATAATGCAAATTTAATCCATAAAATCCGCCAGGCGCGCCATCAACCATTATTGTTAATGGGAACCTATCATAGTATGGCAAAGTTTCTTTATGCTTAGGATCATAGAAATACATGTACATATTACCTCGTATTTCTCTTGATGTTCTTTCTAAAGCATCATCTTTTAAAAGCTTTTGTCTACTTGGTACCTGTAACTCTTGAACCTTTTTTTGAAACCAATCTCTTGATCTTTTAGTTCGTGCAGTAACTCCTGCTCTTTGAGCTTGTGCTTGTAATGTATCAAATAGCGATGCCATATAACTATTTATATAAGTATTATAGTACTTTGATGCCGAGATTCTTTAAAGTTTCTTCTGTCCATACCTGGAATTTCCATCCATTATGTTCAGCAAACTTATTGGCAGCTTCCCATTTATCGTTATTTTTGATGTAGGTTAACTGTTCATTGATAAACTTTTTGGTCTTACGCGACCTTGGTTTAGGTGGTTGTGTTTCTTTTTTAGGTTTTATTTCTATGAGATACGTCTTTTTATTATCCATTTGAATTAATAAATCAACATAATATCGATGAAGTTTCTTATCGACAGACGATACATAAGGTACAACAACCTCTTCTGAGTTCCAGAGTTTTACATTTGGATTATTTTCGCACCATCGAAATGTATTACGTTCCCATAAAGAACGGTAAACGACTTTTCTAGCATCACCAGCATACTTATCTGGGTTTTTAATTGTATATCTACCTTTGTAACTCATATAAATAACCAATATAGTTTTATTTATTTATACAGGAAAAACTAATGGCCGAAGAAAAAAAAGAACAAGAAAGAAGTGAAAGTCAATCAATGTACTTTCCTAAGTCACTAAGCGCAGGTGCTGATCAGGGATATCCTTTTATACAATTTAAAATAACAGATAGAATAGAACCAGAGAGTGTATCAATCTTTTTATATCAACCGCCTGGATTTGCTTTAAGCGACGGTGCAACATATACTAATTTAGATCTTGGAGCTTTACAAGGTGCACAGGAATTTGGAAAGGAACTTGCAAAAGGACAATCATTATCTCAAAGTTTTAATCAAGCAGATAGACAAGCACTTGCACTTGTAGGTAAAGAATCGATTGCATCTACACTAGGAACCGATGTAGCATCTACAGGCACAGCAATTTCAGCATTGAAAAAAGGAATAGCAATAAATCCATATACGCGTGTTGCATTTGAAGGTGTTAATATTAGAACACATGAATTTAGTTTTAAACTTGTTGCTGAATCAGCTGATGAAACAGAAATGGCCAAAAGAATTGAACGAACATTTAGAAAATTCTTATATCCGAAACGTGTAGGAAGTATTGCATTACAATATCCACCAATGTTTGAGATTAAATTCTTCTCTAACGGAAAGGAAAATCCATATATGCCAAAACTAAAACCAGCATATTTAACTTCTCTATCATCAACATTTAATGAAAGTACTAATGCAATGTTTAAAGATACAGGTGCACCTTTAGAAGTTTCAATTGCTTTATCATTCCAAGAAGAAAGAACAATGGTACGACAGGATTTATATGAAGACGATAATACAGTTGAAGAAAGAGATGGATATTACACAGGAGATTAATTATGAGCTTTTTTAAACAGTTTCCAAAAGTAGAATACGATTTTAATCGTATGGGTATTAAACAGAATATGATTGATATATTTAGAGCTGTTAGACCACTACCTACATTTTTAGATAATTATTCTGCATATAAATTTTATGAAATTAAAAATGGTGAAAGGCCCGATATTGTATCACAAAGATTATATGGAACATCAGCATATTATTGGACATTTTTTGTAATCAATGATTTTCTTCATGATGGATATCGAGCTTGGCCAATGAGTCAAGAAGATTTTTATGCTTATATAGAAAAAGAATATGAGGGATATGTTATTGAAACACATCCAGAAATAGTTAGAACTGGTGATGGTTTAATCACAGATTTTAAAAATAGTATTGCTGGTCGATTTAAACTCGGAGAGGAAATACGAGGTGCAACGTCTGGTGCAGTTGGTACACTGACTAAAAAAAGTATTGATATGAATCAATTAATTATTCAAAATGTAACAGGTGCTTTTGTTGGAGACCCAGATGCAATACCTAATGTCACTGAATTAATTATCGGTCAAACATCTGAAGATAGTGTTTCAACATATCAGGTATGGAAATTTGCAGATGCTCCTTATTATTACTATGATGAAAACGATGGTGATAAAAAACCAGTATCAAGTGCATCACATTTTTCTGATGGTTCAACTGGAGGAGTTGCAAGAAGTAACCTTGCATATGAAACATATCGTAACCACGAATTTCATTTAAATGAAGATAGATCAAAAATACGATATATTGATCCTAATTATATAAACGATTTTGTCAATAAATTCGAGAGTGCAATAAATGCCTAATGTTAATAATGTAATTGTTGATGGTGCAATTGCTTCGCCAAAAGGGTTTTTAATTGAAGAGGCATTGCTTACTGCAAATAACGGAAGTCAATTTAATATAAAGAATTATATTCAAGACATTAAAATTACTGAAAGCATTTATCGTTCATCAATTACAGCTGCAATTTATTTATTAGATTCTGTTAATTTAGTTGATAGATTAAAATACGCTGGAAATGAAAAGATTAATCTATTAATTCAAAGAAGAGAATTACCTAGTGGCGATTTAAAAAAATACGAAATTGAATTATATGTTGCTGAAGTAAAAGATTATTCTAAAAATAAACCCGGAACATCAACATATACGTTAATGTGTGTATCAAAACATGCTTATATTAATAATGTAAAAGTTTTAAAAAGATCTTTCTCAGGTACTATTGGTGATTTAATTCAAAAGATAGTAAAAAATGATTTATCTACTAAATCGCATTTTATTAATAAAAGTTCTAAAGGATTAATTAAAGGTATCTATCCTAGATTAAGACCTTTATCAGCAATTTCTTGGTTATTAAAACATAGCTATGAAGATTCAACACCATTCTTTTTCTATGAAACTCTAGCTAATGGAATAACTTTTGATTCATATAAAAATATGTTAGATAAAGAAGTAATAGATGAATATAATAACTTTCCAAATTTTAAATCAGATAAAATAACTGATCCTAAAAAAGTATACGAAGAAGAACGAAAAAAGATTGTTAAGTTAAATTCAAATATGAATATATCAAAATATGTTGCAAGTTCAAAAGGTGCCTTTGGTTCACAATTGCATAAAATAGATATTTTTAATAAGACTTACGAAAAAATTGGTTACAATTATTCTAAAATGCTAAAATTAAATGATAATGAGCCTATTATTGATGCAATAGAAGTAGGTGGAAGAAAACTTAAAGATTGGAATGAAGGTAAAAATTATTTTATATCTTTAAATACTGGAGCATATGATAGTCACGATAATTATCATAAACCATCTGACAGTACAATATTAAAAGCAGAAGCATATCTTGCAAATATGGATAGTATCGTACAAGAGATTATAATACCTGGTGATTTTAATATGGAATCAGGTTCCTTGATCGATTTAAATATATTAAAGTCTGCAGATATAACAGAAGAACAATTGGAAGGTGAAACAGATTTACGTGATAGCATATTATCTGGTAAACATTTAGTCACAAGTATTACACATAAATTTAGTAGTGAAGGATATTTCATGACGGTAACAGCAAAGAAAGATTCTTTTATTAAACCATTAACTGAAATTATAGAGGCACAGTCATAATGAACGATATGTTTATAGGTGGAGATTTTGCTTGGTATATAGGTAAGGTTGAAGATGTTAATGATCCAAAATTTTTAAATCGTGTTAAAGTAAGAGCATTAGGTTGGTATGATGATGCAATTGAAACAGCTGATTTACCTTGGGCAACAGTTATGATGCCTGCAACATCTGCATCATTTAAAGGTGTAGGATCTAATCATGAATTAGTCGTAGGTTCATGGGTCGTAGGATTCTTTAGAGATGGACCAAGTGCACAGGATCCAATCATTATGGGTTCAATTGCAACACAAACAGAAGAGATAATTGATATACCTACAGAAGCTCAATTAAATCCACCTACAAATAAAGTACATAAAACAGAGGGTGGTCATCTTATTGAATATGATAATACCGATGGTGCAAAAAGAATTAATATTCAACATGCCTCTGGTACAACAATTAATATTAACAATGATGGTACAGTAGAGATTAATGCCGTGAATGATATCGTAAATATTGATGGTAATACAACAATTACTGGTACATTACATGTTACTGGTCCACAAACAAATGATGAAACAATTACAGCACAGGGTGAAGTGACTGGTAATAGCGTAACACTTTCAGGCCATACACATAC